GGATCCCTTCGCAGCTCTCAGTTGAGTGCGATGAACAACAGGTCGGCTTCGCGTAATCCGCTTTGCGTTGCGAGCCGTGGTCAGCTTGATGCCGACCGCCCTGAGAAGGAGGAGCCTTTTCGGTTACTTTCCGAGATGAGCCAGGTTTTGGGTAAACACTTCGATGTGTCTCTACCCGTCCCTGGTTTGGTCTCGGAACCGAATTCGGCTACTCGTGTGAAATTAGGTAAGGAGTTTTCCGTGGGACTCCTTGAACCCGGGCATGACCACGAATGGTCTGGGTCCCTACGACGTCTGACGAAGCGCCAGCGCTTGACCGTCGCAGGGTCCTTGTTTCTCTGGCGAAAGACTCTACCGTCTTCAGCCGCTCCGTTCGCTGAGCACAAGGCTCGAGTGACCGCCCCTGAAATTGATCTCCCGAAAGGGTACATCCGTCATGTAATCGCGACTGCGATAGATCTTTTTCCTGTAGGGTGGGATCGCAAGTACCTTGCGCTCGTTGACTCAGCGACTCCGACTGTAAAATCTGTGAGAGAGAAGGGGCGTGGTAAAGGTGGCTGGAGGGCGATGGCTCCCGATAGGGAAGCTCACGCTCTCGCCTGTATGGGCGAGAGCGAGCTCCTATCGAGCCCCGAATCCAGAGAGGTCAAATATATGGAGGCACAGTGCGACGGGAAGACCCGAGCTGTGACTGTCATGTCTTTGGACGCTCAATTTTTGAAACCTTTACACAAACTTCTCTACGACCAGATATCCAAGTACCCCTGGCTTCTAAGGGGGAAAGCCAAACCCAAGTCTTTTGCTTCTTTTAAGAAAAAGAGCGGCGAGGTGTTCGTCTCAGGGGACTACGAGTCCGCCACTGACCACTTGCCTGTTTCCACTGCGGAGTGGATCCTTAGAGCTGCGTTCAAGAACGCGCGTCACATTCCGGAACCTGTTCAGGTTGCAGCTTTGAAATACCTTAGGGTAGATCTGCTGTATCCTGACGGTTCGCGCGCTCGTGCGACGCGTCAGCTCATGGGGTCCCTCCTGTGTTTTCCGTTGCTCTGCCTTCAGAATTACATTGCCTTTCGCTATATCTTCGGTGCCGAGGTACCTGTGAAGATTAATGGCGACGACATTGTCTTTCGTTGTGCAGAGACGGAATTCACCCGGTGGGCGCAGTTTGTGGGGAGTGTCGGGCTTCGTTTGTCTCCTGGGAAGACCCTCGTCGACCCTTCCACGTTTTCCCTGAACTCAACTTTTTTCGCATCTTCGAAGAATGGCGTCCGACTAGTACCAGTCGTTCGTTGTACTTCGTTGATGAAGGCCAAATGTCCTTACCCTAACGCTCTTGCCGGAACCTTTAAGGGGTTTCTGGAGGGTTTTAGGGGAGGTCTTCGGGATGAGTTGGGTGCGTGGTTTTTAAGGAAAAAGAAGCGGTTGATTAGGGGTTGCGGAAGGAGTGTGAGTCGCGGGTTGGGGCTCCGCGTTTCGGAATACATGCTCAAGTCTTCCGATCTGTGGCTTAGGGAGTTGTGGTACTTCAATTCGGTTCCGGTGCGCTATGACCGGTCCTTTGACAAGATAATTGAAGGTGTCGAACTCCCTCGGCCTCCGGATCGGCTTGAGGGTCAAGTTAGTATTCCGCGCGGGTGGAGACGGGTCGAGGTGAGCAAAAGTCCTCTGGAGCGCGCACGCCAGCGCGAGGCAGAGAGGGACTTCTGGGAGTTGTTGATCGACCAGACGTGGGGTCAGGAGTACCGACCACGGGAAGTGGAAGAGGCTTACTGGGCTGCGGTTAAGAACGGTTCGTTCGAAACAGAATTCTTCAATTGGCGGGTGAAGAATTGTTCGAAACCGCAGCTGGAATTTATCAAGCGTATTATATCATCAAAGCCGGAGTATTCGCGTTGCGATGATGGTATAATTCGCCCGGTTTTTGGGCCTCAAAAACAACCCGTGGTGGGTCTTCGCTCACGTCTTCAGTCTCGCCCTTTGTGGCGACAATTAACTTCCGCTGAAGGACAAAAGAAACAGACCGTTTGGGTGTATGTCGGGGACAAGGACGACGTCGATGAGTATGATGCGAGCGGCGAGGCCGTCCGTGCACGTTTCGGTGAACTCGTGCGCGAACGGCTTGCGATCGAGACTGCTCAAGTCGAACTCTTCAAATACGGGTACTCCTTTCCTACTCACCCCAGGGGGTGGATGCGCCTCGAGCTGGCTGCGGACTCGTACGTACAGTAGTCTGCGCGCCCCTCGGTGCTGGGAAGAAGGACGGGTTTTTGATTGAAACCCCGGTCGTTGTATTAGGGAGCTTCCAGCCCCTGAAGCGGTATACAAATGAAATTTATTTTGGCGGTGACTGGCCTAGGCACGCCCTCGTGGCGCGGGTCTTACCGACTGATATCTTCTGTGCAGCGGGATGTAACAGTTCATCCCTGGGGGTTAGTGACCAAGTCACCCGTTCTTCGCCCGACCACCACATCGGGCCGTTCGGCCTTAGGGAGCACAGAAGATATCGACAGTGTAGACACTCGCGGAGAGCCTGGTGAGAGAATACCCAAAGAAATAAAAAGTAAAGAGTGTATCGTGAAAAATAGTACGCCACCGGGGCGTAATGATTTTCCACCCCTCTGGACCAGCAGCTGGTTTGGAAAAACCAGAACCGCTGATTTTGACATATGAGAAGTAGTTTGCGGACTACGG